GACCATCGGGCTCCACCTTGGTGACGATGTAGGTGTGGGTGAGCCACCCTGCGTTTTCGGCGCGCCGTCCTCGCAGGAGCGCTGCGACGTCGATAGCGGCTTGGCCGGTGAGCACTCCCGCCCCGACTAGGCCTTTGATCGACGAAAATCCGATGTCTCCGACCTTCAGGTCGGAGACAGTGGTGAGGGGAGATNTCACACGACACTCCCTGTTGGCATCAGCGGTTGACTNCCTCCNCTACCTGAAGGGAGGGGAGGAAGTCAACTATTTGATCGTCTGCAAACCACAGCCACTTTNGTAGCCCACAGCTCTAGTTCGCTGCCCTCTTCTCAGCGATTACCTTCAACCGGTAGAGCGGGGTAGGCACGTACGACGGCCGCCAATCTGGGTTNTCCTTGCGCATCGCCANATCTTCCCAACTGATGGTCCCGCTGCGCAGCAACTCCAGCCGTCCCGGCCCCATAATCTTGAGCTGCACATCCTTGGGTAGGCTCCAAAAACGTTGCTGCGCGTCCGGCACTCGATCATCCGACTCGGGAAGATCAATCCCTAACTCNGCCCACGTTTTAACCTTCGGCACCCGTGCACACCGGCACTGCGGATGCCCTAGCGGCCCCGGCTCCGACAACGGGAAAACCCTGCCGTGCATCGACCAACACGCTGGACACGAGCGTCGATCCAACGCACAAATCCACTGCCACCCGGCAAGCACATCCTCGTTCGCGGCATGCGCGTAACGAGATGCCTCACGATGAGCATCCAACATCTCTGTACGCGCAATCACCATCAGCCGAGACAACCCACCATTGAACGCGGTTTTGATCCGCCGCAACATCAACCGAGCCNCTTTACGCGGGTTTTGCCCCACCGCAACCCCGAAGATCAAAACACGTCGGATTTCCTCCAACACCTCTTCGGGCAGCGGACTCGTACGAGAAACAATCCGCCCCGTTGAGCGAGCAACAATCGCATCCAACGCGGTCGGCAGAATCTGCTGGGTGGTTTGCATCGCAGCAGCAGCCGCCACCGCCGCCGGATATTGAGAAGCGATCACTATCGGCTCAGCAGCAGCCACAGCCGCCACAATCGACATCGCACCGGTGCTCATCTGAGTCTGCGCCTGCACCGCCAGCCCTTCTAGCGACCGGCTGGTGCTGGTGACCGCCGCGCTCAAACTCAACAACCGGTTGATCATGTGTGCGGGCGGCCACTCACCGTCACGCAGATTAGCCAGGATGTCCTCCACCACGGTGTGCCACGCAGGCAGCAGCTCATCCCATGCACGCAGCCACGCCCGCGCCATGTCACGCACCACCTGATCCACCTCACGGCCAGTGGTGTTTGACAATTGGCGCACGTAGTCCAGCGTGTTTCGGGTGATGGCCACAGCTACCCCCTGGCCTACTCGTCGTCGTGGGTCATCGACCCGGCCCCTGCTGTTGCTGGGTCGTCTCCCTCGCTCGCCAGCTGAGTAGCCTCATCCCCAAGACCGGCAGCCGCCCGCCATGGGCCCTCCGGCCAGACGAACCGGCCGCTCTCGTCTACCATGCGCTGCATAATCCCGTCGATGTCGGGGACTTGCAACGCGTTGAGCAGCAGGCGCAGCACCAAATCGGGGGGCATTGTGCCCGTGTTAGCAGCCTGCACCACCGCCGAAACTTGCTTATCCGGCTGCGGATCATCAAGATCCGGAATGTTGATGTCGATCGTATAGCTGACAGCCCCGTCAAGCTGCAAAATCCGTTCACCGGTTTGGCCGTCCCGCTGGATCTTGCCGGGCAGCCGGCNCCCCTCCACCGCTGTGAAGATCACATGATGCAGTATGCGCGTAAACACCGAAACCCACAGCTCACGGCGATGCTGCATCACAAGCTCAGTCGGCTGGTCAAGCGTCTCCGCCACCGCACGAGCACCGGTCTGCCCCGGGTCAGCGAGCAGCATGGTCACCGGTAGATCCAGCGCGCTCGCTACCATCGTGGCCAGCGGCCGTCCCGAATCCGCGTCGATCGTTGCCCCAGACAGCCGCACCGGCTCTAGCATCGCCCCTCGGGGGAGCATCCCAATATGTCCGGCCTTCAGCGGTTCACCGGTCGACGGATCAACCATGGGGGCAGCGGTCAACCTTTTCACCGCTTGGTCACGTGCACCAGGACTGTTCGTGGTCATCAACCACGCAAACCGGGCGAGGCTCTTCATCAGCGTCGCCCAATTTTCGAGGAACTCCTTATAGGCGCGCGCCCAATTCAACGCCGAGAAAACATCAGGGATGCCACGCAGCCAGCCTTCCGGCTGGTTGACCGCCACATGAATGATCGGCGCATCCCAGCGAACAAACAGCCCCGCATACGAAGACGGCTGGTCGATCGGCCGATAGTTGATCGACGGATGGAGTTCTTTCTTCCGCTCAACTTTCTGGGTTCCATCATCCCNGTAAGTGATCTCATCCCACTCACGTTGATAGAACCAGTGCTCATTCCGATCCCCAGGGCTCGTGTAAATCCTGGTGATACTGTCCGCACCAATCACCCGGGCCCGCACATNCCCATTCTTCGAGTCGGTGAACAGTGCGATGAACAGTTCCCCATCCGTGCCGAGGGTGCGTTCCAACCGATCACGTGCAATAGCACCGGTCACCGCTTGCTGATTCAGCGGGTCATTCCAAAACTGGTTCACCACATCTTGAATCTTGTGGATCACCGTTTTGGTGACGTCATCGTCGGTGTTGTTACCACGAACCTGGATCTCAACCCTGTGTCCCCACACGTATGCGGAACGCAACGACAGCGCACGGCGAAGCAGCGGGTTAGCAATCGACGCTACCCGGCAAATTTCCCGGATACGGCGAAGCCCTTCCTCCGTGAACTCGACTTGGCTGGCAGCCGTGACCCGCATCCACTCCGGGTCGGACAGGAACATGTGCTCCAGCGACGCCACCGACTCCCGCATCCGCGCCTCACCGTGAAGTGAGGTAGCTGCGATATACCGCTGCTGCACCAACTCCAGGTTGGCTTCCGCGATCGCTAACTGCTGACGCAGATTCTCCACAGTCTCACTCGGGGTGTCGCGGCGTCGATTGAACAAACCCACGGCCACCCTCCTAATACAGGCTGATACTTCCCTCAACGTACAGTTGATCCGCTGCTGTCACAATCTGCTCCGGTGGCGGCAAACTAGCAGCAGTCAACATCAACGCATCAGCTCGGTCCGGGGACGGCATCCCACGTTTCCGCATCTCATCTTTCGATTCGATTTGGATTTGCCCCCGTGCCGTGTACCGGTATTTGATCGCCCCGAGTTGTGCAGCGAGTTCATCGTCTGCCGGGTCGATGTCGATGTCTCCTTGTTCGAAACGTTCCCGCAACGCCCAATACCATTCGCTTCGGGCGTTCGCGAAACGCTCCGGATCGGTGGCTCGTGTCCCGGCCTGCATGTCTACCACATCGTGGCCAAGCTCAACCAACTGGTCGACGACTCCCGCGCCAACCCCGACCCCATCTACCCGGATCTCATCCACACCGTGTTCCCGCTTTGCTTGGATCACCCGCCCAGTGGTTTCGGTGGTGGTCTGCATCGAATAATCACCGATGATCCGAGCAACAGGGCCACGGCGAAGACATAGGATCGTCCGGTCGGAGCCGAATCGGGCCACGTCCACACCGAGAATCGAGGGAGATCCTGGCCGAAGATTCCGTTCTTGGGCTGCGCGTATCCACGCCGGTTGAATCAAAACGTCCTCGGTGATCTCCGGGAACTCACCGAGAATTTTTGACATGAATCGAGGGGAGTCAACCCCCCAGCGGCGGATCTTGTCAACAACCCATTCGGGGTCGAGCATGAGTGGGCGTAGCTCATCCGGCACCCACTCGTCTACCGGGTGTAGCCCGTACCGGTCAAACAGTTCTTCTAGCTCCGGGTNGGCGGCGAGCGCGTCAGCGGTCATGTTCGGGGTTTGCAGCCCGTTGATCCGCAGCACGTTCCACCCCGAGCCGGGTTTGCACACCTCAAAAAACTCGGTTGACGGATCATCAGGGTTGCCGATAGCGAGAATCCGGGAATCCCTGTTGGTGGTGATCGCCTCAACCGCTGTCCACAGCTGGGCGGGGATACCGCACGCCTCGTCCAGGATCGCTAACACGTAGCGGCGGTGAATCCCCTGAAAACCATGCTCGTCGGTGTCGGCNGGTTTCCGCCCGAACCCGACGATGGTGCCGTCGTCAAGCTTCCATTCATCCGATTGCAAAATTCGGCCTGGTAGGGGTTGGCCCCGATTGGCGGCTTTCCGGGCTGCTGCCCGGATCTCTTCCCACAAGATCGCATGAACCTGCTTATATGTGGGCGCAGTTGACACTACGATCGCCTCGCCCGGGGGGTGGGTGGCGATCCACCACACCGCGATTCGGGCCGCAATCCAGCTTTTGCCGGCGTTGTGGCATGATTTCACCGCTGTGCGTCGATGGTCCCGGACACTCTCGGCAATCTCCCGCTGTTTAGACCACAAAAATTCACCGAGCTGGTCCTGNCACCAGCTAACTGGGTCGTCGGCGAACGGAGATGGGGGAGTGGGTTCGAAAAATCGTGCCGCGATCTTCCACGGGTCAAAGTCGCTGAGCATTGCGGTTATCGGATACCTCCGAGGAGACCCCCGCCTTCAGGTCGAACGCACGCGCGATCCTTAACTGATCGTGCGCTAGAATGTGAGGTATGGCGCAGCTTGTGAAGCGGGCGTACAAGTACCGCTTCTACCCGACCCCCGAGCAGGCCGAAGAACTGCTTCGGACGTTCGGCTGCGTCCGCTTCGTCTACAACAAGGCGTTGGAGGAGCGGACCCGCGCCTACACCCAAGAGGGCCGCCGGGTCTCCTACGTGGAGACCTCCGCGATGCTNACCCAGTGGAAGCGCACTGAGGAGCTGGCGTTCCTCAACGAGGTGTCCTCGGTTCCGCTCCAGCAAGCGTTGCGACACCTGCAAGCGGCGTTCGCGAACTTCTTCGCCAAGCGAGCGAAGTACCCAACGTTCAAGTCCCGTAAGCGCTCGCGTGCGTCGGCGGAGTACACCCGCAGCGCGTTCCGCTGGAAGGACGGGCGGCTGTTCCTGGCGAAGATGCGCGAGCCCTTGCGCAT